CAGGCTGGCAATCTCGCGCATCAGGTCATCGTCCGTGGCGCAATTCTTAAAGCGGGGACGTTTCCTTAGTTCGTCTAAATTCATGTTCGTCTTGTTTTGTGGCTTTGTGAGCCGGTTAGTAAATATTTTGTAGGCCTCTTCCGGAGTGCTGTCTTCCGGAACGGGGTCCGCATCATAAATGCCGTCGATAAATCCAAGGGCAAGCGCTTCATCAGCACGGAGCCAGTGGTCTTCTCCGTCGAAATAAGCCTCCCGGATCTCTTCCGCCGTCCGTCCGGTCTTTTCGGCGTACATCTCGGCCAATGTCGCCTCCAGCGATTCGATCTCCTCTATGCAGCGGCGCATTTCGTCTTTATTGCCATAGCAGCCGCCCATCACGCTATGCAGCATCAGCCGGGCGTAACGGCTCATCAAAACCTTGCGCCCGCAAAGGGCGATCACCGAGGCCATGCTTGCTGCAATGCCGTCCACCCAGATCGTAATGTCGGCCTTGCTGCTGCGAAGGGCGTTAAAGATCGCGATGCCGGTATAAACGTCGCCGCCGTCGCTGTTGATACGAACGTCGATTTTTCCACCGGCCCGTTCTGCTTCCATCAGCTCACGGGCTATGTCGCCGCTACGAACAGCGTCCCGCTCGCCGATATCGCCGTAAAGCAGGATGCTGCAAGTGCCGTCTTTCTCTATCATGTTAAAAAATTTGCTCATGTCCGTTTTGTTTATGTTTCCCCCGGCAAAGGCTCCAGGGGCCGGTTCTGGCTGCGAAATAGGTTGATTTTAGGCGCTTTGCAAAATCGGGATTTTACCATACGACTTTACAGCCGCATCATGCCGCCATAAAACGGTATCATGCGGACGCAATTTTTTTCACCCTCTTTTATATGCCATTTTTGCCGGCAAAAAAGGAGGCAGAAAATATGACTGAACTGACTCAGGCCCAGAAAAAGGAATGGGCGAAAACTCTTTATCTGAAGGACAATCTCACGCAGGCCGAGATCGCCGAGCGTGTCGGGGTGTCGCGCCCCACCGTGAACGGGTGGATCAACAAAGGGAAATGGGAGGCCATGAAAACGGGGCTTACCATTACCCGCGAACAACAGGTGGCCAACCTCTACCGGCAGGTGGCGGGAATCAACAAGGCCATACTCGAAAGGCCGGAAGGCGAACGCTTTGCCACAACAAAGGAGGCCGATATCCTGGGAAAGCCATCAAGCAAATGGAAACCGATGCCGGCATTGCGGACATCATAAGCGTGCTCACACAGTTTATTGACTGGCTTCGCCCTGTCGATCTTGACAAAGCCAAGGAAATAACGCGTCTTGCGGACGCATTCATAAAGGACCGCCTATGAAATACATCGACAAGACAGCGCTCCTCGAGTGGGAGAAGTACAAGGAGGATATCGCACGGTCGACACCCGTCGACCGCCGGATGACACATGCTGAAAGGGAAAAGCACCGGATGTATCTCGAGGCACACCCTTTGGAGTGGATCAGGTTCTT